AGTATTGAGGTTCCCACTCTGCGAAGGCAAAGGTTCAGGCCAAAAGTGAAAATTGTGCAAATTAGCATTGCCAGGCGCAGCCAACTTGAAATCATCACAAGCAGAAACATAAACATTGATACTAATAGGTGCATCAACGCTAGGACACACAAGATCATTGAGAACAACTAATTCCAAAATTCCATTCTCCTGACCTAGAGTATTAAGCAATCTCACAGCACTGGAAAAATTCGATCCAGTACTATAAGGTTGTCCACACTCCAACCAAGGAATAGATTGGCCCCAGCCAACCACAATTTCGAAATCATCTGTTTCAGCAATATCAATTACCCTGGAATAGTTAGTATTGTACTCAACGTTCGCAGAAAATTGGTTAGGATCCCATCTTGCCAGAATACGACCTTTATGAAAATCGCTCTTAACAATTTGAAATCGAAACTTAAGTGAACCTTGCCACTGTTCAAAAATACTAGCCATGTGAGCCAATGGAGTCATATGAATTTCTCCATTAATATTGTCAAGCTGCATTGGTAACACTCGCGTGTTCCACAATAGAGTATCAGGGCCAGCATCTGGAGTCCAGGAGAATTGAGTCAAGTATGATTCTCGTTTCACATAATCAAGAATACCCATTTCATCAGTCCCATCTAAGCCCACTGTACGGGAATCTACAGTTAATTCTGCTTTACTGTCTAAAGTAAGCTTCAAAGCAGCATCAGCAGCATCAGTATTTGCAAGATTTCCAGTAGGCATCGGTTTAAACTGTTGAATGTCAGTGACGATATTTGGTCTCGAGTATCCAAACATTTGTGCAATACGACTTGCAGCAGTTGCTCCAATTTGAGTCGCAGTCATGTAAGGACCAATAATAGGTAAATCCGATAATGCACCAGCTGCTTTCGCAATCGCTGCTGCAGGTTTCGATATAATACCTTGACCATACTCATCACTTGAATTAATGACATTTCCTTGATCTTTGGCATTAACACGCTTCCCGCGCCTACCACTTTGTGAAATAAGTGGTGGATCAGATGATGTAGGAATTGTAAGCACCACATCTTCGGCCCAAATGTATGTCGTAATGGTAACAGGATCATTGCCACCATTAGCATGTAAAAGGTTTCCGAATGATGAAATAACAATATCACCCATATCATCCCAATCGGCATCAGGAATACTGAGATAATTTTTCGGCCAAAAGAAAGGAAGACATAATTCGCCTCCGGTATTCTTTGTTGGATTAAGGAAAAAGTGAGGTTTCTGTGAAGCTTGAATCAAATCTTGAGAAATGAAATTCCTACTCACAGTTACTTGATCATTTGCAGTGTACGGATTGTAAGAAACTAAAGCGCGACCATAATGAAATCTGGTCCCTGAAATCACCATTTTCACGTGTAACTTCATACGCAACAATTCATAGTTCTTAATTTTATCTCGTACAAACGAATTCTCACAAAACGCTTTCCAAGGATTAAATTTGTAAAAGAGAGGTTGACCAACAAGCCAGGTTTGCGCTGATTGACGAATGGGGCGTCCGAGAAAATTGCCCAACTCGCTATCAGTATTTTTAGCAAGATCCATCGTTGGCTCATAATAACCAACCTTCTCTGTAGTCCAACCAGCATCTTGATCAGCAAAAGCAGTAATTTGTTCCGTTGTCACAGGAGCTAACTCCCTCTCCTCTGTCCCTGGTGAAAGCTGAGAATTTGAAGCAACTCCTGATTGTGAAAACAAAACCATGCTTTCTAATTGCTGAACACAATGCATAGCGGCATTCGATTCGGTATTTTTATTGAGGATACCGTCCTCCAAAAATGTATGTCGATTAGTAATGCAATTTTTTGAAATATCATGTGCGGTGCATCAGTCGACAACATGACAGTGCTATTTTTGTGGGCGTCACCCCGTCGCTAAATAACGACAATATATACAATGACTACTTGTATAGCTGTCCACAAATTGCAGGTAATTCAGAACCTACAATCTATGCGTTAATCAAATACAAGCAACTATTTTTATCTTATCCAACACATAGTTGCGGTGGCCCCCGGTATTAGAAGCCCCCAGGGCGGGCTTTCAAGAAGCTGACCTAAAGGTCAAACTTCTCGCGGTACCACGCCAAACGCTCATCATAGCTTGGAATTTGTCCCACATACCCCCGGATTCCAGCAGCATGTGCAACTTCTTCAAGCTGTGCTTTGCGTGACGTGTAAACTTCACGGCCAAATTCGAAATACTTTAATGCTACATTCTGAATCGCTTCAGCACTTGATTGTTCCATCGATAAAACCTTGGATTTCAAGTGAGTATGCAACATCTTAGCAATCGAATCCTCCTCAACAGGAGATCTGTACAACCCCAATTCATCATCCCAAACAGCAAAATGCTTCAAGAATGAAGCTTCATGCAAACTGATGAATGGTACAGATTCGGCATCTTTATCAGCCATGGTGTATTTGATACCCACCTCGGCTAACTCTGCAGCAATAGCAGTGTGATTGAAATCATCATATCCTTTTGCTACAGTCATAATGTTATCATCACCATATACCATTGCGGAAACAACCTTATTGAACAAAGGTGTCCTCCACCATCCCTTCTTCTTTGCAATTGCATAATAGCAATAACGAAGGTAAAGAGAATTGACAAAACTGTTGATGATGACAGTCAAAGGATGTCCAGAAGGATTAGATCCTGTGAACTGAACAATCGTGCCAAAATAATCATAATGAGGATAAATAATCTCCGTGGCAATACCACGCATGATAGTGAGGTCATCCTCATCATAATTTCCACTCTTTTCTGCCAGCTTAATCAAAAGCTTGAAAGCAACAGACATGAATTGAGGGCTCATGCGAGTATCAAACTTGGCATAATCACCAGCGATAGCACGATCCCATCCATGCTTACCAATGTGCTCAAACAATTCAGTCCATTCCGGAGATTGAACTACAACTCCAACAGCACACTCAGTAAAAATTTTGTTACGCTGCACCAAAGCAGCAAGAGTGAGAAAATACTTGCGAACAAGAAGAACAAAAGCAAAGCACGCAGCAGCAAATACGCGTACTTTATCTTTTGACATTTTTGTGGGCTCATCTTTGAATGAAGCCTTGAAGATAGTGTTAATGGATTCACCTCGCCGTAGCCTAGCTTCCATCTTCTCCAATTCTTCAAGGATCAAAGGATCCAAATCTCGAGGGCAAGAAATACCCTTCACATAACGATCAGACTTCTTAGAAAACTGAGTTTTATCCCCTTTCCCAGGGAATCCCACAGAACTCTTGTGATTGATAGGATTAATTCCAAGAACACCATCAAGACCAGCAAGATTAGCATCAATACTGATAATTCCTACTTTTTGTAACTCCTCCCACGGAATTTGATCCAATGTAGCTTCAAAATCAATTGCAGCCTTAGTGAGGAGTTCAGAATCGAACTTGACAGCAGTATCAACTTTTCCATCCATATCTACCTTCTTGTGACGGTCTGCACCCATCTCCTTAGGAGGACCATGCTTCTTCTCAATTCCCATCACACTTTCAACAGCAGGTGAGATTACTGAAGTAACAACGGAACTCTTGGGAGTAGATCGAGGCTGATTATGGCTTCCATGAATACGAATTCTGGCATTTGAGTCCAAAGTGTGCGTAGGGCACTTTTCATGCGGAGCAGTCAGAGGTCCAAATTCAATCCCCATACTATTAGTAATGAGAGGGGATGCAGAATGAGAAGCCAAAATGCATGGTCGCTGATTCAGCTTAGCAATAGTGTCATTGATAGCTTTTCTAGTTAACAAACCAGCAGCTCCATTATGACCTCTACCTGCCAAATGGTGTCCAGCAATGAATGGAATACCATTGACATTGCCAACTAAAGTTGCCATGCACAAACCTCCAAAAGTAGGTTCAGGGAAATAATACTTGTATCCCTGAAACATGCCTCCGCGATCTGTAAAAACTCTACCACGAGTAGCCATCATTTTGTCATACTTAACCAATTTTCCCTGGTTATTGTAAAGAGTAAAAACTTCAACCTTCTTACCTTCATCAATGTCCTTGGGATAATAGTCAATAATGTCACGATGTAAACCAGCTCCAGGACAGCTCCAAACAGCAAAATCAGTGCCTTCTATTTGCAATGCAACAATATTATCCAAAGGCATATTTTCAAAAGTATGACCACCAATTTTGGTCAAAGTCACATATTCAGTTTTACTTCCGACCATATGATTGGGAATCAAAAGTTTGTTGCTACACAATGGAATAACATTGCAAAAAGTTCCATCTTCCTTCTCTACTATCATCAACTTCTTACCAATAAGATTGGTGAAATCTACAGCAGAAATAGTGCGGGATTTTTCACTGACACCTGCATCTCCAAAGAGATGCGCACGCTCACGAGCACTTGTATCCCAGAATTCTGTTTCTTGTTGCCATGGTTTAGCATCTGGTTCTAATGTAATAGGATTGGCGGCTTGCGCTGTAGGAAGTGTCTTCCACTTCTTAGCCAACATCACTAAAATCTTCCAAATACCAATGGAAACCAGGAAATACATGAGCTTCAATTTTGCACTCCAACTCAAATCACGGAGATATTGTGAAGGCAAAGGAACATTAGCAAATTTCCTAATAACAGAACGTCGAACCAAGTACAAACGTGCATAAATGTATAATGAATAAATCATGGTAATCAATAAAACCATCCAAGAACCTCGCACATGAGTCACTGCATCATAAGCAAGAGTAATACTAACGCAAATGATATAGTAACCAATACTATTCATCACAATTTCTTTCAACTTGTTTCGCATCAAGAAAGCAATGATTGCAGTTCCAAAACGAGACATGATAAGAGTTTGCAAAAAAGCATTCAACCAAGCAATGAAACGAGTTTCCAAAGCATAGAGATATTCCACAACTTCAGTAACGTAGGGAATTCCTGCCTGAGAATCCAAAGCGCATTCCTCGCACATACCAACAGGCATACCGCATTCACAAAGTGGCATATCAGCCAATTCTTTTTGAGATTTGACAAAAGCAACTTGGTGTGCAAAATGTCTTGCAGAATCCTCCTTCAAAAAACGTAACAAAGTCCTGATATCAACGTTAACAAGATCCTTTCCTTCGAACTGACGAGGAACATAAACAATGTTTTGAGTCTTTCCAGATCTAAACTTGTCTCCAGTTGTATTCTCCCTATAACGGGGCTCCTCAACAGTGAACAAAGCGTAATCAGGAAATTGATCACCTGCCATGTCAGTAATTTTAGTAGGATCTAGCATATTCGTTCCAGGTTTGCAATATTCAGGACGAACCTTCTGAGTAATGGTTGCTGCAAAACGACGATTGATAGAAAGTGGCTCGTTAGACAATTGATTAGACATCAAATCCTTCACATTTGTCGTGGCCGTAACCACCATAGGTTCAATCATAACTTTACCTTTCATCTCAGCATTGGCATTGAGTGCTGCCATAGTCATATTGTTCAAAAACATGATAATAGGCAAAGTAGGTGAACCATCAGTGCGTTCCAATGAAGTATTGCAAATATCATCAAGAATAACTCCTTTATGATGAGTTGCAAATTCAGATTGGTACTTATCTTCCATGTTCAATGAAACAACAGCATGAGGACTGCTATCAAATCCATTGACCTTCAGAATGTACCTCGTCATAGCATTGGCAATTGCAGACTTTCCAACTGCAGAACCACCAAATAGTAATATACCGTATGGTGCAATGCGAATTCCTTCTTTCTTAGCCAAAGTACGAGCTGTTTGAATCTCGCGCAAAACTGCAAGTCGAGAAGAATAATAAGATCTTTCACTTGGTTTACAAGCATTCAACATGCTCAGAGTAGTCGTAATGCATTCATAAACACGACGATCGTAAGTCTCATCATCAACCTCTGCCTCTCGACCGAGATCAACACAAGTTTTCTGAGACTTGAGGAAAGTGTATTCATTGTCATAAGCATTTCTCGCCTCTGTTTGAAGAAAATTATCAATGTTTCCTGATTCATATGCTACAACCGCCTTTGTCATAATCAATTTACCGAGATAAACGACTCTCTCAATCAATTGAATAATAGTGACTGGTTGTCTCAATGGTTCAGAAACAAATAATGAAAATCCTTGAAAGGAAAAATCAATTTTCTTCAAAAAACCTAATGTGATCATCATTCGCAAAACATAATGCAATTCTGAAAAAACTTCACTCTCCTTAAATAAAGTCCAGTATTTTCCAACATCTGGAATATTGATTTCAGGAATAGTGAAATTAAAATCAGAAGCAAGTTCGCGCAACTGTAACCAGTGAGCACCAAATTGATCAATCATCCATTCAGGCGCATCCAAAGTGAAATTAATCGCTTCTTTGATTCCAAATTGAGATTTAAGAGGCTTATTGGCGTTTCGTTTACGCAGGCGCTCTTGTTTCTCCTTCTTATGATTGTCTTTCTCTTTCTGTGCGTGATTTTTCCTATCACGAGCTCTTTTTTCGTTCTTTTGGCGGGACTCCCACTTCATCTGTCCATAACTGGATTGAGAAGCATAGAGCCGAACGTTACCGAAATAATAATAAAAGAAAGTGATGATCTTAAGTAAGATCAAAAACAGCTGGAAATAATTTGAGTTTTCTGTAACTTCTTGCTGTGCGATGCTAAGGGGGCTATTAACCCAAACCTCAGCGCCGTTTGTGATCTAAAATATTTTACCCGAAAAGTCGTTCCTCAAGCTTTTGGAACAGTTAAACAGGTCACGCATTACAATTCTTAAACAACACCGATCAATGTTGCAAACAAAATGTAACCAGTTATAACGATAGTTATTATTAAACAAAAGAGTACTGTCTTGCACAATTCAAAATTGTGATACAGCTCCATGTCGTACATCACACTCCTTGAAAACTTCAGCAATTTTCAAAGAACACCAAAACAGTTTTCACTGCCAACTCAGGTGTAAGTTCTAGTACTCTAATAGTAAAAATTTTCACTACCAACAGCGTGTTGTTACCCACTAAGGCAACGCGTGTGGCTCTACCACATGTTTGTCACTAACATAACGCGAAATGTTTGTGAGGTAAATTTTCGAGTTTTCGTATCAAAATTCGAACGACGCCTTGATTTAATATGTAAGGGACAAGGGACCTAAAATGAATGTTTATGAGTCTTTCCAGACTAAAATCATTAATTATGATTATAGTTCTCGTAGCTTCAATATCGTCAAATATCTATTACGTGATCAGTATCCTGTTTTACCAGGAGCAAAAAAGGTGTTGATTTATTAGCACAGTTGACTCTGAGGATTGACGGCATAATATTAAGTCCAATAGCCACAATTGAACAATTACACGGTCAACACAAGGAAAAAATTTAATTTCCGGAGTGGTGACTAAATATCATATTTATATACAATCTTATAATCTGTAGATTAAGCTATTGCCAATTCTACAGGTCTCTTAAAGTAAATACAGCAAATGCAATTAGGGGTTCCGCCCCTATTTAACACGTCTATACTTACGTAAAATAAGAGCAGAACAAGATCTGCAATGAATATGTATGATTGCCGGGTGTCACGGCGAAAT